TGCAGGTGCAGCAGTTGATGACGCTGCCGGGACAGGATCCGGTGATGAGGCTGCCGGTCTTCGACATAGACGTCAGGGCGCAGCGGGAGAACGCCTACACCAAGATGTCGCAGAACGAATTGGCGCTGCAGTTCTGGAGTAACGGCATGCTGAACCCGCAAATGACGGACCAGGCGCTGATCTGCCTTGACATGATGGATTTCCGGGGGAAGGAAGAACTGCGGAAGAAACTGCAGAGCCAGGGCACCCTGATGCAGATCCTGGGGCAGGTGGGGCAGATCGCGCTGCAGCTGGCGGCGCAGTATAACCCGCCTGTTGCGGAGCAGCTGGCGACAATCCTGCAGGGGGCAGCGGTGCAGATGGGCGCGCAGCCGGCGCTGGAGGGCAGCGCGGCGCCGACACAGACCGCTCCGGACGACGCGATGGAAGCGCCGAGGGATCCGCAGGAGAACGGTATCGTCCGCAAGGCGCGGGAGCGGGCGCAGAACGCAACCCGGCCGAACTGATTTACCCTGCATTTTTTGAGAGAAACATGAAATAATACCGTTACAGGGTCGCCCACTATACGGGCAGAAAGGGGAACCATATGAAATACGCCATGATGGATCTGCAGCTATTCGGAGAAGAGACCGCCACGCCGATCACAGCGGCAGACACTGGCACAGCAGCAGAGAATCCGGCCGAGACTGCCAACTTCAACACCGGGGACACGCTCCCTGACGGCAGCCAGGTCGACGCGCAGGTCGCTGCAGCGCTGAACAGGCAGATGCAGAGGCATCCTGAACTGCGGAACGTATACCGGAAGGGCGGGAGGACAGCGCAGGCGCGTCCTACCGAAGCGAAACCGGCGGCGCAGCAGCAGGTTGATCCGGCAGCACAGCCTGAGGGAACCGGAGAACCGAGCATTGAGGAACGCTGGGAAGGCCTGAGGAAAGGCGAGTTCAAGGAACTGTATGCACGGGATGTGCAGAACGCGATCCGGGACCGCTTCAAGAATCAGGAGGACGCCAACAACAGGCTGAACGCCATGCAGCCGATGCTGAACGCGCTGATGAAAAAGGCGAACGTTCAGACGGTCGAAGAGCTCCAGAACATCATTCTGGACGACGACAGCCTCTATGAGGACGAGGCTGAAAAAATGGGTATGCCGGTTGAGGCATACAAGCAGTTTAAGAAACTGCAGGATGAGCATGACGCAGCGATTAAAGCGCAGGAACAGAGCGCACAGGACCAGATGTTCCGCCAGCACCTGGCAGGGCTGGTCCAGCAGGGCGAAGAACTGAAGAAAACCTTCCCGAACTTCAACATCTACGAGGAACTCCAGAATCCTACATTCCGGAGACTGACCAGCCCGAGCGTCGGGCTTAAGGTCGAGGACGCATACTTTGCCATTCACCGCAATGAGCTGACGCCGCAGCTGCTGGGGTACGGAATGCAGAAAGCCCGCCAGCAGATGAGCCAGACGATTCAGGCACAGCAGGCGCGGCCGGCGGAGGGGGCCATGCAGGCAAAGGTCCAGGCGGCGGACGTGAAGCTTGACCCGAGAACCATGTCACGAAAAGAACGCGAGGCAATCAGACGGCGCGTACACGCTGGGGAGAAGGTGACGTTTGATTGATCGCATGAAAGGAGAAAAGAATGAGAAAACTGATTATGTTCCTGCAGCTGTTCGCTGAGGCCGGCACCCTGGTCAACGCGACGCAGAATTATGTTAATGCCTACACAGGGCAAACCACCGCGTTCACGCCCGGTTCGGATGACCTGAGCCCCACCATGAACAAGGTGTTTTTCGACACCACCCTGCTGGACAACGCGAGGGATCAGCTGATTTTCGCGCAGCTGGGCCGGAAACAGCGGCTGCCTGCCCACCACGGCCGGACCGTTGAATGGCGCAGATGGCGCACCCTGGGCCGCGTCCGGCAGCTGACTGAGGGCGTGATTCCGACCGGCAAGAAAATGGGCATTGTGGCCATCACCGTGAGCCTGGCGCAGTACGGCGATTACGTCACGATTTCCGATCTGCTGGAAACCCACGCGATTGACGACGTCAAGCTGGGCGCCCTGGAAGAGCTGGGCGCGGCTGCCGGCCTGACCAACGACGAGCTGGTGCGTAATGTCCTGATGGGCGCGACCAACATCATCTACGCCGACGCTACCAACAAGTCTACCGGCGCCTATGTCAGCACTCCCGCCACCGAGTCGGCGCTGCAGACGGCCCTGGCTACCTACAACTGCAACCTGACGGCGCGGATCATCAACAAAGCGGTGACCAACCTGAAGAAGGGCGCCAAGATGCTGAAGTACAGCGGCAACTACTATATGTCGGTTGTCCATCCGGATGTGGCGGAGGATCTGCGGAACGATCCCGCCTGGATTGAGGCCCACAAGTACGACAGCACCGAGGAGATCTTCTCCGGCGAGATCGGCCGCATGCACGGCGTGCGGTTTGTGGAGAGCAACCTGGCTCCCGTCATCAAGACCAACGGCCAGACCTACGCGACTTTCAAGACCATGTTCTTCGCCAAGGACGCGTTCGGCGTGATCGATCCGGAGGGCGGCGGCATGGAGAGCATCATCAAGAGCAAGGAAGAGGTCGGCGGACCGCTGAACCAGTTCGGCACCGTCGGCACCAAGTTCGAGATGGCGGCCAAGATCCTGTATCAGGAGCGCATGGTGACCGTGTGGAGCGGCAGCAGCTACTCCGCGGACGAGGAAACCAACATCTACAGCTTCGAGCGGGACGCCGCCTGATAGCGTGAACACCCGGACGGCCTGAGCGCCGTCCGGGCAATTGTGTAGAAAGGAGGGGCGCAGGATGATTAAACTGGATCTGCAGAAATTTGCGGATAGGTGGCAATATGCTAACATGGCTTACAAAGGTATCCATGTAGTTAGTCTGGATATTTCATTGTCTACTGAAGTGAGCTCCACTGATGGAACTATATTTGATGGATATTCAATTAAGCCTACGTTTGAAGAAGGATACGAGCTCGACAAGATTACAGTACTTACAAGAAATGCTGAATTCATTAAAAAATCTGGCGATTATTATATTTATGCTCAGAAGAAACCGGAATTCGCCAGATTCCTTGTGACGGCAAAAAGCGTAGACGCGACAGAGCCGGACGTTCCGCAAAAGAGATACAGAGTGACGGAGCCGTGCACGATCATGATCAATGGAAGCGTCAGGAAGCTGACGCCGAATATCAAGGTTTTCAAGAGCAAGACCGGCGCTATCCTGGACGCCCAGGTGATTAATGCGGGAGTTTTGCTGCCGATGAATGACGCGGTAAAGTCGCTGATCGACCAGGGCGTCATTGAAGAAATCTAACGGAATCGCCCGCCTGAAGGGCAGAAAGGAAACTGAATATGGCGAACACGAAGAAAACCGCTGAAACGAAAAACGAACAGCTGGAAGAGCAGGCCCTGAAGCAGGAAGAGCAGACCGCGAAGCAGGAGCAGATTCCGAACCCGGACGTGGAGAGGATCCTGGCGCAGCAGCAGGAGCAGATCCGGAAGTTGGAAGCGCAGCTGGCAAAGGCGCAGAAGATGACCTCCGGACAGCAGGACGACGAGAAAGAAGTTCAGGAGGCAGCGCTGAAAGCGGCGGAGGAAGGCGCGGATCCCTGGAAGGTTGAGGTTTCTGTGAGAGCGCCGAGGCGGACGGGCGGAGAGGATCCCTGGTACTGGATCAACGTGAACGGCAGGTCGGTGCAGGTGCCGGCGGACGACCGGTATCACGAGCTGAAGCTCCCCTGGGCGGAAACGCTGGTCAATATGCTGAAAGCGGAGCGCAGGGCCGAGCAGTATCAGGACAGCATTCAGTTGTTTGATCCGATCACGAATCCCAAGCGGGATTAACAGGAGGCGGGATGGGGGAAACCATTCCGCCTGTTTTTCATAAAGGAGGAGAAGACATGACGATCCAGGAAGCCATGGACCGCGTGGACGAAATGAAACCCAACAAGCAGTCGCAGACGCTGAAGGTGCGCTGGCTGAGCGAGCTGGACGGCATGATCTGGCGGGAGCTGGAGAAAACGCACAGGGGCGCGTATGGAACGACTGGCGAGCGGCCTCCGTGGGAGAATGAGGACGGCAGCATTGATCCCTACTGGAATATCCAGGAGGGCAGCGGGAGCAGCACGCAGCCGGCGGAGGAATCCGATTTTACGGGATACGACAATATCACCGACTGGGAGACGGAGCTGAAAGCGCCTTTCCCGTACGACGAGATCTATCCCTTCTGGCTCATGGTCAAGATTGATCTGCAGAATATGGAATGGGACAAGTACGAGAACGACCGGCAGCTGTTTAACGGGGCCTGGGCCAATCTGAGCAGCTGGTGGACGAGGACGCATATGCCGAATCAGGGGAGACGGCATTTTGCACTGTAAGGAGGCGCGAGCATGCAGGCACTGCCGAAGCTGGGAGAGAACAGACAGAGCACGCTCATGACGGGCGCCTTTTTGGGCTATAACCACAACGACGTCATCCGCGACGGCGAAATGTGGGACATGGAGAACCTGAGCGGCGACCGCTATCCGGTCCTGACGCAGCGGGCCAAGCGGGGAATGACTTTCGCACAAAGCACGGGCGAGAACGCGAGGCTCCGCGGGATCCATGGCCGGGATCAACTGGTCTTCATCCGGGGAAACACTGTATTTTACAACAACGATCCGGTAATCGGCATCACGGTGGACCCTGTTTATGACAGCCAGAATAACGAGATTCCGGTAAAAATCGTGAGCATGGGCGCGTATGTCTGCATCTGGCCGAACAAGGTCTATTTCAACACGATCGACCTGCGGGACTGCGGGACCATTGACCAGAACAACGAGAAGAGCGGCGCGGTGCTGAAGGTGCACATGTGCCGGCTTGACGGGACGGATTATTCAGAGAACGAGATCGATATTAACGTCAACCCGCCGCAGAATCCACAC